TAGGTTGCTGACCTGTTTTCTATTGTGGTATTTTTTAACATTAGAATACAAAGATAGGTAAAAAATAAAAAACCCCAAAATTTTTTTACGATTTCAGGGTTTAAACTACCAATTAATTTAGAAAGGAGTTATTTGGTTTGTAATAATAAATATATGGTTAATTTAAAAAAGTCAAAAATTCTTTTATTAATTTCTTAATATTTATTGGTATGAGATTAAGTATTAACGGAAACAAGTTCAAAGTAAAAATAGCGAAGACACCAAAAGAAACTCAAAGGGGTATGATGGGTAGAGATTTTGATGAGACCTTTAATGGTATGTTGTTTCTAATGGATGAAGGACAACATTGTTTTTGGTTGAAGAATTGTATTATACCTTTGGATATTATTTTTATTGAGGGTAATGTTATTACTAAAATACATCATAATTGCAAACCTTGTCTTTCTGAAGAATGTAAAAACTATTGCGGCACAGGTGAAACTATCCTTGAGTTAAGGGGTAAAACTTGTAGAAAATTAGATATTAGAGAGGGTGATGAGGTTTTAATTTGAGAGTCTCTTCCAACGAATGTTTAATTGTTGTTGTGAAATTTCAGGTGTATAACCCTTTAATTTGAGAGTCTCTTCCAACCAGTATCTTATAACATCCTGTATTTGTTCGAATTTCATACCGAAAAGCGATTCAAAAATTGACCAAATTTCATCATAATCAAAATAAAAATTTTTAGATATTTTATCCTGTTCCATAACAACCACGCCATTTTTTTTATAAAAAATTAAATTTGGATATTTTTCTGACATAACAATTTCCAACTGGTCTGGGCTAAATAAAGAGTTCATAAATTTAAACGCCACTTTTTGTATTTTATTTTCCGTTATTATGAATTTCATTTTGAACTACTAATCTTCTCTTGTAATACTCTTACGAATTCCGCCTGTATCATTTTTGTAAACTTAACATAAGGAGCATCCTCTTTGTTTGGGTCGTATTTGTATTTACCTTCAGGTGGTCTTTTACTTCTTCCTAAGTAATTTAACCCCGAGATATTCGTTATACATTTATGTCCACCACTATTAGATATAATAAGCTGCCAAGCATCTATACTAGTTTCAATCACATCAAAAGCATCTACTTTTATTTCATCCAAATAGTCTTTTTCTTCTTCAGTTAATTCTATAAATGGAATATCCATAATCTTTTTTAATTTATCTAAAGAATTTTTTGTTTTGGGACTATATTCAAATTCTTTCTCATATATTGAAACAAAATCTTTAAAGGTAAAACCAACGGAATTTGGCATGAAGTCTTTTGAACTTTCTGAAATCCATTTAAGTGTTGATAATGGTACTTTCTTTTCTTTTAGTTTGGACTCCCATTTGGCCAATACCTCATCTTTAATTTCACCTAAATTAACTCCTTTTAAAGCCCTATCTTCTTTATATGGATTACAAGACGCTTGAACTAATCCTAATGGCCAAGCAATTACTAAAAAGTCTGCTTCAGGGTTATTTTTAAATGGGGTGTATCTATCATATGAACCTGGTGCGGTCATTTTACCTCCACCATATTGTACAATTACATTACCCAAAACTTTAACATTTGGGTGTGTTTTCATTTGTTCAATATAAGCATCTTTGTTTTTCTGTAAAGTTTCCACATTTGCAAAACCTCTTTCAATCATAATTCTTTTAATCTCCAAAAGAATGTTTAATAATGAAGGTGTACACTTCATAACAAGTTCTTCTAAAAATCCTGGTTTGTTTTTAAACGCCAAAATTAATTTGTTAGCCACTAAACCCATCATCATTCTATTTCTAGTTGCTGAAGTGTTTTTGTCTAATCTGAAAATATAATTTATAACCTCATCAACCGATATTTTTTGAACCGCAAAATTAGCCGAATCCACTGTTGAAATTAGTAATAAATCGTCAGTATAAAACACGTCCTTTGGTGATACAATTTGAGAGATTGTTTCTACGTTTGACCTTGATGGCCTAAACGAAGTTGACTTTGTTTCATCAGCACCAGCTTGTCTATCGTGATGGTCAGTATGTATTTTAAACATTACCTTTCCGTGAGCAAAATCAACTAATACAGGCATAGTGTCTCCTTCACCGTCATTTTTCTTTACCGCAAATTCTTTATCTCCGTATTGGATGATGTGAGCATCGACAACGTCAATACCATAACTTTCTAAATATTCTCTCATAGCTATCGCGGTTGTTACTCCATCTAAATCTTGATGGAAATATATTTCAGCTTTTGGGTATCTTTCTGCGAGAGCGTTTATGTCTCTAATACCGCTTTCTTTAATTAATTTTTTCATATATTAAAATACTCCTTTTAGTTCAGGAAATACTGTTGACAAAATTCCTGACATCAAATCTTTTTTATCTCCCGTTTGTTTTGTCTCAAGCGGCGGGGCAACATTAGATTCAGTTGGTGGTTGTGGTGCGGGAATTTTTTCACCTAAATCTTGACTTAAATTATTTTTAGCCTCTTCGGTTTTATTATATTCTTCTATTTTATTATCTAAACCAACAACATTATTTTCAAGGTCATCAGGGTTTACAAAATTTTTTAAACCTAAAAATCCTAACAGTCCCAAATACCATTTAGTTCTTCTCATTAAACCTCTGGTACTTCTATTACCACATAATCTACCCATACCTCCTGATAATCCAGCTGCCCCTTTAAAATCCCTAAATCCTCTGAATGTTGTCGCACTTTCTAACGCCTTCTTCAGTATTGATTTTTCAGCGGTTGTTAATGCTCTACCAGCGGTCTTCGCTTTACCAACAATATTAGTCGCAATTTTCGCACCTTGTTCCATTTTAGCGCCAGCTTTAGTAAATAATTTAACAAAATCTTCAACTACTCTTATAAAACCAGGTCCAACAAAAGGAACTTTACCAATTAAACTTTTAAGCGGACTTAATATTTTTCCACCCCATTCAACAGATTTTGATAATAAACCTTTTAAAGGTCCACCTCTTTTAGCAATTTTTGCCATTTTGGTTGCATCTCCCGCAAGTGCCGCCATCTTAAATGCCTTTGCACTTGAGCCTCCCATTTTAAATAATCCGATTACTGATTTACCAATAACATCTCCTATTATTGGTAGTGCTGAAATCCAAGATAGTAATGCGTACATTTTATCACCTTGTCTCCAATAACTAATTCCGTTAACAATATCTACAACACCTGTTGGGTCTAAAAACCCTAAAATATCTCCTACCGTATTATACCATTTTGATTCTGAGATTAATTTCGCCTTGTTTGGATAAATTTGTTTTAAAAATTCAACGACAAACAACTTATCGTTTTTAGATAATTTATCCCATTTTTCTTCTAATATTTTAATTTGTTCTTCTTTATAAATTTTAGAAAATCTTTCTTTTAAATCAGATTCTTTTATTATAACGGATTTCATATGGTATTTTTTAATATAAATATCATATAAATAAAAAAAGGAGGTTTAACCTCCTTTTATACTTCAATTTTTAATTGTCGTTTATCTTCAACAAATGCTCTAACCCTATCTATCGCAATTTGTGCATAGTTTGGACTTAATTCAATACCTATCCATCTTCGGTCTAATATCTCAGCCGCCACACAAGTTGTTGCTGAACCTGCAAATGGGTCTAATACAATATCATTTTTATAACTTAATATTTTAATTGCTTTAGTTGGAATGTCCATTGAGAATGTCGCCTTAGTTAGTGGTCTTGAATCGTTTAAGTATTTCCATTGTCCGAAGACCAGTTCCATAAATTCTTTCTTGTCTTGTTCTTGGTAAACTGTTTTCTTTTTTGTTGTTCCGTCTTCTTGTTCAACATCCATTACTTCACCTTTCCATTGTGGTTCACCTTTAACCTTTTTAATATGTTGTTTCTTGTAAGCAAGTATCACACATTCTTTTGGGTTATAGATGTAAGGACTTGATGGACTCATCCAAGAACCCCAAGCGGTTGTTTTACTTCTGTGTGGACTGTCTTCTTCAAGGTCGACAATACCAAAGAATTTAAAACCAATCTTTTTCATTACCTGATATACTTCAGATACAAAAAATATCCTACCACCTTTTTCTTGTCTGTTTATCTCGTATGGAATGTTGAGGGCTATCCTACCATCATCCTTCATAACCCGGTATGCCTCAGTTAACCACTTTTCACTAAACTCCAAGTATTCCTCAATTGTCATATCATCATTATGAACATCATAATTGATATTAACTCCGTAAGGTGGCGATGTACAGATTAAATCTATACTAGATTCGGGTAATGTTTTCATTACTTCAGTACAATCCCCATTTATTATTTTTCCTATTTCTTTCATATTTTAAATTTAGTAATTTTTCCAGAGATTTTCAACCTTTGTTTTCTTATTAAAGTTACCGTCCATAGTTTTAACTTCAAATTGGTGTTTTGTAAATCCGTTATCTGTTAATTTATTATATAGTTCGCACTCATACCCACTAATTAATATCATTGATTTAGAATTAATTACCGATTCAATAAATTCTTCTTGTTTTTTATCATTCATATCTTCCTTATACCTCGCCTCAGTTCTAGTTGATTGATGATAAGGTGGGTCACAATATATTAATGTATCAGGATTATTATATTTTTTGATTAAATCAACTCCATCTGTATTTGATATAATGACTTTTGATAATCTGTCGTGTAATTCTGGTAATCTATCTATTGATGATAAGAAGTCAGATACCGCTTTACTCATAGTTCTTCTTACGTGAGTATTCATTGAGAATCCTCCGATTCCGTTATGGGATGTTCTATTAACATAGAAGAAGTAAAACGCTCTATCAACTATTGATAATTCTTTTTTAAGTTCTTCCTTGTATTCTTTTCGTATATCGTCTGAATAGAATACCAAATCACATTTTTCTTTAAATTCTTTAAAGTACTCAGGTGTTGATATTACTTTATATAGCGAATATACATTCTTTTCTAAGTCATTATATATTTCTACATTTGCTATTGGTTTTTTAAGACCAACAATGAATGTTCCGGCAAATGGTTCAATATATGTTTTGTATGATTTGGTTGGGAAGTGTTCAATTATTTTGTTATAGAAACCTCCTTTACTACCAAAATACCTTATTGGTGCATTCATTTATTCTCTAATGTTTCTATGTGATGTTGTAAATACCATAAAGCCTTTTTAAGGTCTTCAAGTTCTTTCTCTTTGTTTTTCTTTCCCGCTCTTGAGATGTATTTAACTGTATTACCTAATGAAAACCCTAAGTCCCAAGCGTCAATAACTTTGATGGCTTCATATGGATTTGATTCTCCTCCGTAATGACCAGGGTGATTTACTTGTTCTTTATTTTCCATATTTTTTTATTTGGTAATCGTCTTTAACTTTTTCTATAGTTCCAATTTCAATTAGTTCATTTAATAAACTAATTGCCTCACTTTTATCACA